TCGCGTATCACCTCGACCACCGCGTGGTGGGTCCAGACCGATGCGCCCGAGGGTCTCAAGCTCGCGATGCGTCGCGGCCTTGAGAAGAGCATGGAAGGTGACTTCGAAACCGACAGCATGCGCTACAAGGCCACCGAAAGGTATGCGTTCGGGTGGACGGACCCGCGCGGCGTGTACGGCACCCCGGGCATCTAACCAGAGCGGGGGGCTGCGGCCCCCCTCTCACCTCTGAAAGGGAACCAGATGTCTCAAACCACCTTCAGCGGCCCGCTGATCACGGGCGACCGTCCGGCGGGTTATACCGGCGGCCCCAACCTCGGCTACGTCGTGCTGACGCAGACCTTTCTGCTCAACTACGACGCCACCCTCGTGCAGAACGGCACGATCAACCTGCCGTACAACTCGCAGATCACCAACATTTTCTGCGACGTGCTCACGGCCTACAACAGCGCGACCTCGGCCACGCTGACCGTCGGCACCGCCTCGGCGGGCACGCAGTACGCCAGCGGCGTCAACGCCAAGACGGCCGGGCGCACGCTCCCGACGTTCACGGCGGCGCAGTTGGCGAACTTGGCCAGCACCGGCACGAACGGCCCGCTCGTGGCCACTGTGACCTCCGTGGGCCAGCCCACCGCCGGTCAGGTGCGCGTGACTGTGCAGTACGTGCAGACGCAGTCCTCCACGGACTGATGACTAGCCGCGAAAGCGGTGGTATAGGGGTCGGCGTAACACCCGGCCCCTAATGCCCAAACGGAGTGCCCCATGGCGGACGCAGTAGCGACACAAATCCTGTTCGATGGCGACCGCAAGGCCATCATGAAGTTCACCAACTTGTCTGACGGCACGGGCGAGACCAAGGTCGCCAAGGTGATCCCCGCCAACCTCAACAAGAGCTACGCTGGCAAGGCCTGCACGAAGGTCACGATCACCAAGATTTACGCCATGACGCACGGCATGGAAGTGGCCATGTACTGGAGCGCCACCAGCGACGTGCTGATCGGTGTCGTGCCGCAGAACAGTAACTACGTGGCGGATTACGAGAGCTTCGGCGGCCTGTGGAACAACGCGGGCACTGGCGTGAACGGCCAGATTTCGTTCTCCACCCTCGACACGACGCTGGGCGACGCATACACGATCATCCTTGAAATGGTGAAGACGTACGCGCCGTGAGCTACGATCCTTTCTCCGACGCCAAGGCGCAGATCGACGATGGGCTGGGACTTCGCGTCCGGCCCCTCAACGCACCTGCCATGCCGCAGTCGCCGGTACAGGGCCAGATCACACCCAACACGTACAGCATGCCTGCAGGCGCGCCCAATCCGGGCCAGCAGTTCGGCGCGCCGCCCATGGGCGCCCCCAACCAGCAGCAGCCCATGGCCGGTATGTTCGGCGGCGTGAACGGCGGCGTGAGCGCCCCAGTCGGGCCCGGCACGCTCAACATCAACGGCGGCACAAACCCCCTCTTCAAGCTGGCCCAACTCGCGGCGCAGTACAACGTCGGCCCCGTCAACGCGAACGTGAACTACCAGCCCGGTGCGGGCGTGGGTGGCGGCATGACCTACGCGCGCGGTCCTGTCGAGATCGGCGGCGGCTACGACCCACGTCGTGGCGGGTACGGCAACGTGGCATTTCGCCAGCCCTTCCAAGAGGGCGGCCTCGCCACGTCGCTGCCCGGCCAGTTTGAGACGCACCTCGGCGACATGGACTTCATGCACGACCGCTTCGACCAGATGCACGAGGTCGCGGGCAAGTACCACTCGGCGCGGGGCGGCTTCGCGGTGAAGGGGGGCCATCGCGGTGGATGACTTCAAGGACAGCACCAAGACCCGATACGCATCCGGTGGCGGTGCGTGGACGCGCAAGGAGGGCCAGAACCCCGAGGGCGGCCTGAACGCCAAGGGCCGCGCCAGCCTTAAGGCGCAGGGCCACGACATCAAGCCGCCCGTGTCGGCCAAGCAGGCCCAGAAGTCGCCCACGGCGGCCGCACGCCGCAAGTCCTTCTGCAGCCGCATGAGCGGCATGCCGGGACCGATGAAGGACGACAAGGGCCGCCCCACGCGCAAGGCCCTGTCTCTGCGCAAGTGGGACTGTTGACATGAGCGACTTTGCAGTCAAGCCGATCTGGGATAAGAAGAGGCCCAAGGGTCTCGACAAGCCGAAGCCCCTGTCCGCGAAGCGCAAGAAGGCGGCTAAGGCGCGTGCGGCTGCGGCTGGGCGACCTTATCCGAACGCGGTTGACAATATCGCTGCTGCGCGCAAGAAAGGAAAGTGAAGTGGACGGCTTCAAGAACACCACGAAGACCCAGTACTCCATGGGCGGCGCGTGTTACGCCAAGGGCGGCTCCGTAAAGGGCGCGGCCAAGGTCGCCAAGGTCATGGGCGAGTTCAAGTCGGGCGAGCTGCACAGCGGCTCCAAGAAGGGCCCGGCGGTCTCCAACCCCAAGCAGGCCGTGGCCATCGCCCTCAGCGAAGCGAACAAGGCCAAGATGCCGATGATGAAGGCCAAGGGCGGCAGTATCGAGGGCAGCAAGGCCGACATGGCGGAGGACAAAGCTCTCGCCAAGAAGGTCATGAAGAAGGACACTGGCGGCGCCGTGGCTCGCGGCAACCGCATGTCGGCCGAAGAGGCGGGCGAGGACAAGGTGATCAGCCGCCGCCGCGTGACGCCTGCGGAGCCGGACTACAGCAAGTTCAAGACGTACGACGCGCCGAGCGCGCCGCGCGCCGACACGCCGCTGCAGCAGCGCCTCCAGCGTCGCGGCCCGGCGGGGGCGCGGTATGACGACACGCCGATGCTCGACCGCGTCGTGGGCGCGGCGCGGAACGCTCTGGGCCTCAAGAAGGGCGGCGCGGTCAAGTCCTACTCGGCCACGAAGGCCGCTGCAGGCAAGGACATCGGCAAGCCCGGCAAGCAGTTCAGCAAGATCGCCGCCAACGCCGCCGAGGAATACGGCTCGGAGGCTGCAGGCAAGCGCGTGGCCGGTGCCGTGCTGAACAAGCTGCGCCACAAGGCAGGGGGCGGCCTCGCGGTTATGCCCAAGAGCAAGAAGTGCTGAAGGGGGACTGATCAATGGCAAGCGCACTCTATCCGAAGTGGAAGGAACAGCTCCTCCAGTTCACTACCAACAACAACCTGTCGGCGGGCACCGTCAAGGTCGCGCTGGTGACGGCGGGCTACACCTACGCCTCGACGGACCAGTTCTACTCGGCGGTCTCGGCATCGGCGGTCGGTACGCCGCAGACCATCACTACAAAGTCGTTTACGAACGGCACTTTCAGTGGCGCAAACGTGACGTTCACCGCAGTGACTGGCGCGCAGGTCACCAAGCTGGTGATCTACATCGACACTGGTACCGCTTCCACGTCTCCTCTCGTGGCCTACATCGACACGTTTACGGCGATTACGCCTAACGGCGGCGATATCACAATCTCGTGGAACGCGTCGGGCATCTTCACGCTGTAAGGATCGCTGTGGCGCAGGAGGCGTAAATGGCTCTTCGTTACGCCGTATCGACAGGCGTTGTGTCGAGTGCCTTTGCGTGGAACGGAACCGCAGGACTCAAGTGGGCGCTTACGTCCGGTGGTACTGGGGGGCAAGCTAACCCCGGTACGTCTGACGACACCTTTTTCGACAGCAATACTTTTAGCGCCAACTATACCGTAACTAGGTCCGCAGCTACAAACCTACGCAGTCTGAGCCTTGCCGCTCCATCAAGCGGCACGCTAACCTTCGTCAACGCATCCATTTTGACACTTGGCGCGGGCGGCCTCACCATCGCCGCATCGCGTGTTGATACGTCTGGCTGGACTGCGGCGCTTTCGCTAAACACGACGTGTTCGATTAACACGAATGGCGTCTCGATTTCCGCGCCAGTAACGGTCGCGGCGACGGCCAGTACGCCTACGATCACGCTGTCGAGTGCGTTCACGACGACCTCAAGTTTTGCCCTGTCGCTGGGCGGGACACTTAACCTCAACGGGCAACAGCTAACGGCGGCGAGCTTCTCGCTCGGCAACAATAACCTGAACTTCGGCACGGGTGGCTCCATTGTCATCAATGTAGCCTCGGCTGGCGGAACGCCGCTCAGCTTGACCGGAACTGTTACCGGCACAGGTTCGGTAACAGCCAACGTCGGGACAAACTCGACAACCCTTGATATGGCTACCTCGGGGGCCGCGCTTACTCTCGCAGGCGGCAGCGGCGCGCAAACTACGACCCTGACTGGGCGCGTTTCGTCGCTCAATTTTTCCAGCTACTCGTCGTCGGTAGCTGTTGCTTCTACCGGCTTGACCATCAACGGGGGCCTGACGATCCCCACGACACTTGGCGGCGGATCAGGTGGATGGGGAGGCACAGGTACCCTATCTATAAGCACCGGAACGCTGCGCACAAATGGACGTAGTATATATTCCCTTTCTACCACAGGTACTCTTACATTTGCGGATAATGCTACAACCACGTTTCTAGATATTCAAGCTAGTGCGGCGATTTCTCTAGGAACATCCAATGTAACCACGTCTAGTATTTCTGTTGATACCACTTTCGGCGGTACGTTTAACTCGACCGGCGGTAGACTTGTAATTACGGGTAGTGGTACGACACTTATCCTTAACTCAAGTTTTACTTCTGGTTTTACTATTGAGTTTACGACAGCCGCATCCCGAACCCTTTCGGCTTTCACGACCAACGGCACTAATGCGGTAATCGTCAACTCGTTCGGTACGTTGAACATTATCAACGGCGCGGTTGTAAACACGCTTCAGGCCACGACAGGCACGATTTCGATCCAAGCGGGCACTACGGTATCCGCCTCCACGTTCACGCTCTCTAACTGTACGCTTCAGTCGGGCACTCCCGGCACTCAGGCAACTATCAGCAAGTCTTCCGGCACAGTCAACTTCCCCGCCGGGATGACGATCAAGGACATCAATGCCACTGGCGGCGCGACATTCACCGCTCCGACGAGCGCTGACGGTGGCGGCAATACAGGTATCAGTTTCTACGGCTCCCAGACAGTAGCGCCTACGCTTCTTGTAAATAGCAATGCCCTCTATACCCCAACGATTTCTGTAGCAAACAGTCCGCAGACAGTTACACCTAGTCTATACGTTAATACAAATACCTTCTACAGCCCGACTATTACGCCGGGAGCAGTAACACGCACACCTAGCTTATATGTTAACACAAGTACAGTATACAGTCCTACTCTTATACCACAAGTAGTAATTCTTACCCCTGACATATACCTTAATACAAGCATCGTATACAACCCAACTCTTGTACCGGCGACAATAACAATTGCGCCTGCGCTGCTTGTAAACAGCAATACTTTTTATAGCACGGCTGTTGCGCCGGGAGCGGTGACGCTTGCGCCTGCGTTGCTTGTAAACAGCAATACCTTTTATGCCCCGACTTTATCGCCGGGAGCGGTGACGCTTGCGCCTGCGTTGCTTGCTAATAGCAACACCTTCTACAGCCCGATAGTCGGAGCCAGCTACACCCTCGCACCTGCGCTGTTTGCTAACAGCAACGTCTTCTACAGCCCCACGGTAGCACCCGGCGCGGTCTTGCTATCGCCGCCCCTGCTGGTCAACAGCAATACCTTTTACAGCCCCACGGTAACGCCCGGCGCGATCTCGGTGTCGCCGCCCCTGCTGGCCAACAGCAACACCATATACACCCCTTCAGTCGCAGTCGGGGGCCAAATCCTTGCTCCCGCGCTGTTCACCAACAGCAGCACCTTTTACATCCCGACAGTTGTGGTATCGAGCCAGACATTGGCTCCTGCGCTGTTCACCAACAGCAACATTTTCTACGGCGTCATTTGCTATCTCTACCCCTTCCACCCGAACGACTTGCGCCCGGGCGGCGGAAGTGTGGCCCCGGGGCCGCGCGGCCCATTTCCTGCCGCCCCAGCCGCCGCGCGGGGCGCGATGCCCGCAGCGTCCCAGCCCCGCGCGGCAATACCCCTGCCGCCGTCCGCGAGCCGCGCGGCCATGCCCCTCACCTCAAGCAGCCGACAGCCTTTGCCGAGCGAGTAGCGTTTACAGGCTCCGCGTTGTTTGGTATGCCTGAGACGCCAGAGATGCTCGCCCCGCGTGGTAAGCTGCTGCCCTGAACAAGCGAGCACAATCCATGGCCTACTCCAACACGGTATCACAGACGGTCTTCACGACGCAGCGCGTTATCGACAACGCCGTGCGCCGCTGCCGCCTGCCTGCGGAGCAGATCACGTCCGAGACGATCAGCATTGCCAACGACCAGTTGTACCTGCTGCTGTCCGATCTGGCCAATCAGGGCACGCCGCTGTGGTGCATCCAGAAGTGCATCTACCCCCTGTATGAGGGTACGCCGACCATCACGACGTACTCCGGCACGGTCGATCTGCTCAACACCAACCTGCGCTCGCTTCAGCAGGCCACGGGGACCAACACGGACACCACAACCTCGCGCACGGTCAACTTCAGCAGCGCCACGGCCGTGAGCACCGTGGGCATCCTGTGGTCGGCTGCAGCGGTCCCAGTGTCCCTGCAGCGCAGCACGGACGGCGTGAACTGGACCATCATCCAGAACGAGGACCAGACGGCCGCCGCCGGGCAGTGGACGTGGTTTGATCTGGGCAGCAGCGTCGCCACGCAGTACTTCCGCGTCGTGGCTGTGACAGGCACGCTGGGCTTCAGCCAGATTTACCTCGGCAACACGCCGACGGAAATCCCCATGGCGCGCATGAACCGCGACGATTACACCAACCTCCCCAACAAGAGCTTCCAGTCCAACCGGCCCCTGCAGTTCTGGCTCGACCGGCAGGCCCAGTCGCCCGTGTTGAACCTGTGGCCCGTGCCCAACGCGCAGGCAACCGTGTATCAGGTCGTGACGTGGGTGCAGCGGCACATCATGGACGTGGGTACCATGACGCAGCAGGTCGAGGTGCCGCAGCGCTGGTACGAGGCCCTCGTGGCCATGCTGGCCGCCAAGATGGCCATGGAGCTGGCTGAGGTTGATCCGCAGATGATCCCCATCCTCGACGCCAAGGCGGCGCAGGCACTGGCCGTGGCGCAGGCGGAGGAGCGCGACAACTCGCCCATGATGATCGCCCCGAACATCTCAATGTACACAAAATGACAATATCCGGCATATATATGATCCGGCATAAAGAAAGCGGAAAGATGTACATCGGGCGTTCCACCGATGTGCACAACCGCTGGGATTTGCACAAACGTCACGCTGAACAGCGCAAAAATAACAGCCCGCTACATCGGGCTATGCGTAAGTATGGGTGCGATGCGTTTGAGTGGAAAGTGCTGCTTACCGCTCCCGCGAAGCTGCACATCGGGCTAGAACACCTCTTTATGTCTGACTGGGGTACTATGGCTCCGGCTGGGTATAATGTGGGAGGAGCTGCAGGCGGTTTTGCTCCCCGACAACTGCGTGATGATATGGGCGCCGATGAGCAGCAAGAACAGCTTGGTCTAATGCGCGAGCAGGCGCGTAAGATGCACGTGTCTGTCGCAGAAAAACGTAAAGACCCAGAATATGATGCGTGGTACAAGACCCGCATGAGCGAAGCCGCAAAAACACGGTGGGCTAAGCGCAAAGCACGCATTGCGGTCGATCCGCACTTTGCAGCGCAAGCAGACGCTATGTGGAAAGCTAGAGCAAAACGGGCTAAAGATACTATAGCAAACCGGGCAGCGGTTGATCCTGAGTTTGCGAAGCACATACACGATGTCCGCAGTAATGCAGCTAAAAAAGCAAGGGCGTCAGACCCTCGCACAGTGGCGGCAGTTTTGCGCAGAGGAGACGCATAGTGCCGATCTTCCTCGACACGCGCGGCAAGAGCACTCTGGGCATCGGTATCTGTGGCCGCTGCAGCCGCAAGATGAGCCTTGATGACCTGTACCCGGACCCGAACTACCCGGGCCTGCGCGTGTGCCGGGACGACATCGACGACTATGATCCGTACCGCCTGCCCGCCCGGCAGCCGGAGGTGATCGCCCTGCAGTACCCAAGGCCCGATGTGCCGCTTATAGACGGCGTCAGGCCCTACGCGGATGACCTGAGCCGCTATGACTATGCCACCTACGGCCATGATGTATTCGCACCGGAGCCCTACAGCACCGGCATTTGGTTCCACTCCCTCTGGGGTGGCAGCCTCTGGGGATAACCTGTATAGGTTTGTGACCATTGGAGTTGTGAGATGAGTGTCCCCTATACCTTCGCTAACGGCCAGATCATCTCCGCCGATCAGGTGAACTCTAATTTTGCGTCGGTCCCGACGAGCGCCGATCTTGCCTCTACCGCCACGGGCAAGGGTGCGGCGCTGGTTGCTTTCGACGCGGGCGCGAATGGCTATGTCGTGCCGTCTACGGCAGCCAAGTTTCTTGATGCGGCATCAATCAGCGTCAAGGCATTAGGCGCCGTCGGTGATGGCACGCTGCACTCACTCTCGGAGTTCTACGGCACGCTGGCGGCAGCGCAGGCGGTCTATCCTTTTGCCACCAGCCTCACGCAGTCGGTTGATTGGTGCGCGATCCAGCTTGCCCAGATCATCGCCTATAATGGCGGAACAAGCATTCATCCCGACATTGATCTTGGCTTCGGGACGTATGTGATCGACGCTGACATTCAGTGCTATTCCTATGTCGCCATGCGAGGGCGCGGGGCCGGAACTAGCCATAGCGGACCGCCGACCAATGGCTGGCTTGTACGCGGCTCGCAGACCACGCTCGTCGCGAAGGCTGGCTACAACGGCAATATGCTGGTCTATAACACCAGTTCAAACCCGTCGGGCACTGCTGTGTCCGATGCAATCGTGCAAAAAATCTGCTTCCGGGGCAACTGGACCGGGCCGGGCGATGCAACCAACACCACTGGCCGCGCCATCTACTTCAACGGCGTCTATCCGATCCAGAACTGCTATTTTGAGGAACTGGAGTTTCACAACCTCGCGCAGGATGCGATCTTGTGCACCGTGGTTCCTCTGCCTGCCCGGTTCCGCCGTCTGTGGGGCCGCTATCTTGGCGGATCGGTGCTGCGCATCAACTACGATGCGGCGCGCGGCTCGCATAGTTTGGTGTTTGAAGACATTCAAGGTGACTTCATCGGCGGCGTTCCCGGCACGGTAGACGCGGCAGGTAACGCACTATCCTACCAACCTGCGCCAATCATGCTCGACGGTTCGCTGCGCGTGGCTGCTAGTCAAAATGCCTTGGCCGAAAGCATCGTCATCCGCGATGTAAAGCACGAAATTGACAGCTCGGCTTCCAGCACCACGGCTTATTCGCCAAACTCGATCCATCTGCATGAACTGGACCGCGCGACGGTTTCTGTCGAGAACGTCAACACGATCCAAGCTGACCCCATCGGAATTGTGGGCAACCCCGTCACTAACGCGGTCATCTACCTGACTGGCACCAAGACGCCGATGTTGCGGTGGTCGAATTGCCGCATGGGGACGCCTGCGGCAACGACAGATTATACCGTGCAAGACGTGACGCGCTCGGTCACGTTTGACAAGACGCAGCGCAGCGGGACATGGCTCGCTCCGGTCGCGCAGCGGGTGTCAACGCCTAACACAACTGATATAATCCTTTCGAGCCGCATTCGTTCCGAAAGCACCGGCGCGCCGGATGCGTTCGACCGCGTGTCTATCTCAGCAGACGGGACGATCAGTTTCACGTCGGGCGCGTCCTCCGTTGTTGACGGTAACTTCAAGCGAATTTCAACGCGCCGGGTCGGCACGGATCAGGCGGGCTTGCAGGGTCGGCGGCTGATGTCGCGCGGCATGGGCACCATTTCCAACGGGGCATATTCGCTGACGGGATGGGGCGCGGGCGCGTCGGTCGCAGTCAACAATGAAACCAACGACAGCCGGGGTTCAATCACCGTCACGGCGGGCACGGGGCCGAGTGCTAATCCGCAAGTCGTGCTGACCTATGCGGATAACATTAACTCGCCGTGGCCGGTTAATCCC